CGACTTGAGTATCTGCGAGATCCTTAGCAGCTTCTGCAATAATAGCGTTACGCTTATAAGTCTCGAGTTCCTCAGCCATTGCGATTGCTTTACCAGTTGTTTCGTCAAGACGTGTCTCAAGTTCATCAACGGTTTCTGCGAGTTCGTCAACCAGGTCGGCTTTTTCTTCCGGCACGGTGATGTAAGACTCAGTAAACAGATCCTTAAGGCTGTTCATGAAGTTCTCAGCAATCTCAGTGCGGAGGCCGGTTTGGACGGCTAACTTATTTTCTTCCATCCAGTTTTCAACTACGTAGTTTAAATAGCTGTCAACTTTCTCTACGAGATCCTCTTTAGTAGAAGTAATTTCTGCTTCGAGTTCTTCGTTGTACTTTTCTTCCAGACGATCTACTTCTTCAGCAAGCTTCGACTTGATAGCAGCTTCGAAGATAACAGCAGTCTTCTCTTTGAACTCTTCAGACAATGTGGCTTCGTTAGCCATGATTGCATTCAGGTCCTCAGAGAAATCAGCTTCATATTGAATCTCAACAGACTCAACAGTTTCGCCATCTTCATCTACGCTTTCAGCCATTAACTTACCAAGAGCAACTTTAAGATCTTCTTTATTCATGCCAGACATGTGGTTATAAGCGGCATTCATCATACCAGCTTTTGTACCAGGCAGCTTTTGCATAGGATCTTTGTTACCCTTATCGCCCTTACGCTTCTTGGCAGTTCCAGTTGCCTCACCGGCTTTATCAACCGATGCTACAGACTGTGCCTCAGCGTTTTTAGGATCGTGAGCTTCTTCCACGACTTCGTTGTCATCGTCATGGAGTTCAACGTCCTGATCTTCAATGATTTGATCTTCAGTCATTATTGACTCCTTTTACAATTTATTTTTGAGCAACGAGAGGAAATTCTTAAACTCACGAACCTGAGTCTCATAGAGGTCAGCACGTGGAGCCTTCTTAATTTCTGTCTCCATTTTTTCAATAGTCTGCGCTTCGATCATACCATTGTTCCATACCCATTCAACACCTTCCATAACTCCATTAACAAAAGCGCTAGGTGCAGATGGATCTTGAACAATATCTACTGCATTAAGTAGAAAATCGTCTTTGACGATCATGGCGTCTTGACCGCGTTGCAAACTCCCCATACCACGAGTCGAAACACCCAGTTTGACTCCTCCGTCAAGCAGACCTTTAACAATCTGGCCCATAGGAGTTTCCAAAATGGTTGCCTTGCCCACAACATCGTTTCCCTGCCAATTCAGGTTTTCGATCTTGTGAGAAACTTTATCTAAATTAACGGTCGGTCCTTCAGGGTGATTTAACTCACCAACCGCACGACCTTTTTGAACCTGCTCAACATTATACTTGTCAACAGCAGCTTCCATTACGCCTCTCGGATAAATCCGACCGTTACGATTCTTTGCTTCTGCTTGCATGAAGATACCTTCGATTGCATACGACTTCTTACCGTTCTTTTCCTCGGTAAGAATCTCTAAGTTATCTTCGGTATATTCAGCAATCAGTTTCATTTTATTAACCTCTTATTGTTTTCAGAAAAGCCATTGCCGCAGTTTTGGCTGCTTTTAAACTATTGTAAGAGTCAAGTTTTTCTCTATCGATATAGGTTGCAAACTTACCCTTTTGTTTGTGTATCATTACTTCAACACCTCTAACTTTAGTGTCGAATACATGCTCACCAGGTGGCATGCGCTTGCGCATGGCTTCTCTCAATTCAAAGAATGTTTTTTCCATAGTACTAATATTTATAAAATAAAAGTTTTCTACTTAAAGTAATTAAGTTTCTACTTCTTCTTCCTCTGCCTCATCATCGATCTCTGCCTCATCGTCAATTTCATCGTCGGCACTTTCTTCGTCAGAGGTTTCTTCCATATCTCCTTCAGCATCGTCTTCGAGATCAAGTTCGAGTTGTTCGTCATCGAAATCATCCTCTTCAGGTTCGGCACCGTTGTAGATCTCATCGGCAAGTCTAGCTTTTTCCTGATCTAAAACGTCTGCCATTTTTACAGAAATCATATCATTGAAAAGCTCATTTGCTTTATTAAAGTTTTGGTCAAGTGCATGTTGAATCATATCATTCAAAGAATTTGTTTCAACTGCTTGTACTTCTTCACTCATAATTTATCTCCTTGAGTTATCCGGTTAACGCCTCGGTAGGCGGTGTAAAGGAATTGCTGTATAAAGCTGTACCTTTAATAAATCTTAAATTTGAAATATAACCGTTCATATATCTATGAACATTAACGTCATCAAAACCTACATATAAATTCCAAGTAGATGTATCTGCATAATATGATACAGTGCTTCCTACTGGTGATCCATCGATAAAAATTTGCCAGTTCGCAGAGTTGTCTTTTACTAATGCGAAATGATACCATTTTCCAGCTGCAAGACTTGTAGTAACTTGGTTAGTTACTCCACCACTACCTCCTGCCGCTTTAAATTCAACTTCAGTAGCACTATTCATCTGAAGTCTAAGGTAATTACTGTCTCCAGAATATAATTCAAATAAAGGTCTTATTGCATCAAAATTAGTAAAGTTAGCCCAACATTCGATAGTGACCGGAGAATTGCTAGAGCCGTCCACATCGAAATCAGAACTAGCTGAAACTGATAGATAGTCGGCATCTCCGTCAAATCCTACTGATTTCATTCCTGCTGCAGGAGCAAAATTACTAACTGCAGCATCACCATTTGCCGTAACGGTAATAGTGCCACCAGCGGCATTGGCACCTGTAATCGTTGCTGCATGAGCTGTTAACAATTTTGTATTTGTAATCGCTGTGAATGTTTCTCTAGGCGGAATAAAGGGATAACGCGATAATCCTTTAGTAATTCTAAAATCTTCTAAATAACCACTAAACGGTTCATTACCATCATCTCTTGCGCCAACTCCTAAATCATAATTAGGATCCATTGGGTTTCCTGATTTGTAATATGAACCTTTATAGTTACCATCAACAAAGAAATTATAATGATTTTTATTCCAAGTAACAGCAACATGTTGCCAAGTGTTAGCAGACATTGTATGAATACCACCAGAGCCAATATCTGTTCGCGTATCCATTGCATAAGAAGTTTCATTATGTGAGGCCAAATAATGCAGTTTATCTCCTATCATAGTTAAATACATAGGTGCGTAATTACCTGAAGTGCCATTATTGCAGATAGTTCGCCACGTACTAGAACCTGAAAGTGTGGTTGGATAGACCCATGTTTCTAATGTATATGATGCTGCTCCACCTGCAACTGAATTTGTAAAGTCTAAATTCGTGCCATCCGGAACTGATAAATAATCTCCGGTTCCATCAAAGTACATATTAGCATCTGCATATTTAGTTTGAGCAGTCGATGCAGATGTATTTCCTTGTATCATATCAGCGCGAACATCATTCAAACCGCTAGTAACATCAAAGATTTGTCCGGTTGTATTACCAGCAACTAAAAGAATAGTATTTGAATCTGATGTTAGTTTTGTTGTTGGAACAGCAATAGCATTATTATCAGTAGCTCCGGCCACACTTTTAACTCTTAAGTCTTTCATATAACCATGAGCTGCATTAGCTGTGGTGCGACTTGCGTAACGTTGGCCAATATACCACGGACCACTATTGATATAATTTGTTGTATCTGCCCATTGTCCTATATAGTTACCATTTACAAACATACGAGTAACGTTACTCGACCGTGTAACCATTATATGATACCAGATATTTTGTCTTATATATGTGGGACTTTGTATTCTAGTGCCGCCACTTACATACAGATATACATAATTGGACGAGTGTATTCCTAACCAAAGCGCAGCTTGGTTATCAGCCGACCTAGCATCGATAAGCGTACTAACTTTATTAAGTGTTTTCGTCTTGAACCAAAGCTCAACTGACCAGTCACCAGTTCCTAATGCTAATGCTGCATTTTGATTTATTGTGAAATAAGGACTTGTTGTGCCATCAAAATAGTATGATCCGCCTTTTCCAGTCTTACTCCAAATTTCATAATCACCGCCTGGCGGCGCGTAGCCAGTGCCGGTAAGATTGTAAAAGGTGTATCCAAGCGCATTAGGACCGTGGTCTATGTTCCAAGATTTACCGGGATTGCTTTTCATCAAGTAGGCTTTGCAGCTACTAGTTAATGTAACTTGATCGTCAACACCTGTTGATCCACTCGGAGGAGTAAATTCGCCAGTTCTGATAGCTGTACCGGTGTCAACTATAATGTCTCTCATACGACAATTATTGTATTGTGAATATGAATTATCTGAATATCTAGCTCCAATTACACATGCTCTATTTCCGCTGCTGCCGCCTGTCTGATTCAATGAAGCTGAATAGTTAGTCGTATTAAATAAAACGCCATTTCGATATGTGTAAATGACTCCACTTATTCTGTTGATAGAAAAGTGTGTCCACTCATAAGTAGGAAAGAAATAAGATAAAGCTAGCACATTAGGAAACGTATTCCATGTGCCTTCACTTGCTTTTAATTGCAATTGCTCTCCTGAGTTTCTTAGATAATATCCTCTATTATTTCCGCCAGACCAGTACGCGCTATGTATGATGGTACCGGAGCTACCTTCATTGTAATACCATCCTTCTAAAGTGAAATCGCCTGTCGTAATATCGAATCTATTATTAGCATTTGAATTAATTCGTCCGCTCGTACCGTTAAAGACATAAGACGAACCTAATCCAAATGGATGCGCACCCGAAAAGGCTTCTGTTTGAGTACCAACGGTGCTAATAGATAAACTATTAGATGATTCATCTGTTGGCGCTGTTGGTGCGGTGTTATCTGCTTTAAGAAAAAGAGAGTTTTTACCAGTGTGCACCGGCGGAGCGAATGTTAGACTAAAAGTTCGAACAGCCGAACTAATATTAACTCCGTCTGATGCAGTAAAGGTCAGTGTACCGGTATTGGTAACTGCTGAATCTCGACTTTTTGGCGTGATAGTAACAGTGTTCCCACTTTGTGAAAAAGAAGCTAGACTATCAAAGCCAACATCAGATGTTGCATTGTATACAACAGTAATTCCCTCCGCATCAGTAGCTGTAAGAGTAATTACAGTATTATCACCGTCGGCTGATAGTGCAAATGCTGTGTCAGCAGCAACAGAATCGCCGCTAACGGCAATACTCGTAAAAGTAGGAGTAGTGTTAATTAACGCAATCTGGAACCAACCGCTTCCATTATGAATGTAGTAGTAATTATTATCAGTTACAAACGCTCTATCACCGGCGGATTGGCCAGAGAGAGGCAACGCTCCAGTAGAATCAACTACTGTTATTGTACTTGCAACCGCACCGGCTGAAGTAATAGCATCAGCCTTAACAGCAGCTGAAATACTTGTTGCAATATCTCTATTAATTGATTCAGCCATTATTATCCCTTTTAAGAACCTCGGTTAATTTGGTACCAGCCATTTCCATTGAAAATATATTCACGAGCACTATCACCCATATTAGCAGTAAAAGCCGTATCACCAACAGTGTTACCAGACAAAGGAAATACACCGGCGCTGTCATATACCACAGCACCGGCAGCATCAATAGTACCTGCGCTAGTCACTGTATCATTTCGAGCCATTTTGCCTATTCGACTAGCTATTTTAAAATTAGTCGATATCGCCATCAGCTTCAGCCTCTTGGTCCGGATCTTCTCCTTTAATTTCTTTGTTGATTCCCTCAATATCCTCATCACTAAATTGAAGAACGTTTTTCTGTACCCATTCTTTCGAAAAGTATTCGCCTACATAATTAGTAATCTGATCCATCGTCTGAAGTTTTTCTCTCAAAATCTCAGCATCTCTTAATTCTGTAAAGTGATTATCACGAACATAATCGACAACAATGTCATTCTTCATCGTGTTCCAATCCTCTTCGGTAATAATACCTTTGAGGATCAGCTGCTTTCTCAAAATATCATAGAACAGACCAGCGAATCTACGACGCAGTCTATCAATAAACTTTTGGAACTTTAATTCATCACGTGAAATTTCTGTAGACCGGCCTAAACTAAACTGTGCTTCCTGTTCCAAACGATTGATAGGAACATTCAAAGATCTAAACATTCTCTTTTGGAAGTAAATGATATCCTCAATCTCACCTAAGTTTTGGCCACCCGGCAATGTAGAAATCTCCGTGCCTCTACCACCTTCACGACGAGGTAACCAAAAATCTTCGATCATTGCTTGGTGTTTACGATCATCTCTAATTTGTCCGGTGGCAGCATCATACACGAGTTTGTTACGATATCTTGACATGATATCTTTCATGTATTGTTCTGCTTTACCACGTGGCATATTACCAACATCAATGTAGAACATTCTGCGCTCAGGCGCGCGAGCGAGACGGTAGATAACCAGAGCGTCT